AATGACTGAAGGAACCCGCCACGCTGTAATTTACCGCCATCTAAACCTATTTTCAGATTAATCAGTTTATTAGTTTTCTCGATTATTTTATCGAATCTTAAAGGTAAATCTCCTGCCAAAACAACAGCAAAATAATCAGTACTTAGTTTTGTAATCTTTGCAGTAGTACCGACAATCTGATTTAATACGATCTGATTTGATATTGTTTGAAAATCTTTATATGTCTTATCCAGAACGGAAAGTAACCGGTAATTTTTTGATGTGTCCTGAATCAACCCATTTTTAACATCCAGTTCCGGGATGAGACTTGCAATAATGTCATTAAAAAGCTGTGACTGTAACTTTATAACAGATGATTCAAGTTTAGATCTTTGCGAGTTGATAAACTCTTGTTTACGTTTTAATATTTCCGATATCCTGCGGGGAAGTTTCATTTATTATTTATTATTTTGTAAATCTCAGTTGTTAAATATTGAATTAAATAAGCATAAGATTCCCTGGTTGATTCAGTCAATGGAGTATTAATATCATCCATGATAAAATCCACAATATGAAATATCTCGTGTTGCAATAATCCCATTCCGAATGATTCATTAAATTTAGGAGTGAAATTTAATCGAAGTATAGTCTTACCACTATTATACATGATTGATCTGGCACGGCATAGATTATTTTCATTTAACTTAAATATTAAATCATCTGTATCCGTAATTCCATATTTTTTGACAGATTTAATAAATGATTTATCCGATTGATTCATTGATACCATCACTTCAAAAGGATAAATTAACAACGAAATTATTTTATTTATTTTCATCCTTTGCAATCTTCGTAAAACTCTTTCTGCATCCTTCCAAATGTGCTGCGTGCACTCTCCATGTCCCATTCAATATTTGCAAACCGGAAATAGTTCCATATAGCCTGTTCAAGAGTTATGGTAGGAACGATCTGACGTTGTGCATTGACAAAGAAAAATAAACCAAGATTCTCAGCATTACTTTTATAAATTTTAGGAATTAATGATCTGCATTCTTTCTCTTTCGGCATAGTATTTTTTCCTTTCGTTAAATTTGTGTAATTCACCCATTTGATATTTCCGCATTATTTGATACGGTTGTCTTACCAATGTGGCACTTGTCAGATGATCAACCTGGCAGTTGCAGAATAACCCGTGCCGTATCCCGGCGGCACGAAGTTGACAGGCATAGAGATCATCTGAATACCAAAACTGTACGGATTCATCTAACTTGCCTATCTTCTCAAGACAATAATTATCCACAAAGATACACCATCCCGTCAGATGTTTTCCTATCTCGTAACCGTCATAGACAAAATCACCCCTTTGATAACCATTATGTGACTGGCTCAAAACACAAGCAGAATGGTAATCATTTAACTTCATCAATTCACCTATCTTTGACCACCCTTCATGGAATATCAGATCATTGTTTGCTAAGATATGAACATCACCTTTTGCATGTTTCAAGCCAAGATTTAAAGCATGGTTATAACTAAACTCCCCGTTATACTCGATAATCTTATCAACATCATATTTATACGGGTTGCCTGTTTCGACTATTATAATGTTAAGATCAGCGCCGTCCTTCCTTGCAGAATCGATACAATTCTGAGTGACCTGAATAAGTTCACCTTTGCTTTGAGATATTATGATAAGATCATAAATCATTTTTTTGTTCTTTCAATTTCACCAACTATAATTAAAGTGCAAAACATGATAAAACACTCAATTCTATCAGTAATAAAATATACAATAATATTTAATAGAATTGCAATTATTAATAACCACCATCTCGAATCTTTCATAGTATATAATTTTTACATCCTTGATTTAATCCTATATGTCGCATCTCTAAATCCAGTAAGTAAACAGGTCTATAAGAATGTCTCTGGAAATATTTACCTATCATATAATCACCACATTTCAGGTGTTTAAACTCTGCACAAAGTCTCTCACAGATTGAATAAGGAATCAATTGAAAAGCTCCTCCCGTGTGCGTGACAAACTTCACATTATAACCATTTAAATTGCCTTGTCCCAAAACGGGAGGCGCAAAAGCTAAATCCAGATTAAGATCAACGGGTGAACAGACATAATTAGTGCCATTCAGTTCATAGAACTTCAACATCTTATTTATAATATCATCCGTCACCGTCTCAATATCATTATCCAGTTTAAGTATAAAATCATAACCTTTTAATTGTAACACGGCTTCCCGGAAAGCATAAGCGATGCCATAATTCTTTTCAAGTAAGATATGATCTAATCCGACAAGAAATTCCAGAGTGCCGTCCGTTGAACCATTATCTACAAACAAATGATAATCAACTTCATTCGATTTATAAAAACTATCGATTGTCTGTTTAGTCAACTCCAGGCGATTATAAGTTATCGTTACAACAGCAACTTTCATAAATCATACCCTTTCCCTAAAGTTGAATCAGGCAAATGACAAACATAATATTCACCTCCCGGCACTTTTGCACGGTTAGTATTCTGCATCAAATATCTGATAAAATAATAATCATGCGCATAACCATTATGATCCCACCGATAAGGCAGTGATCTCTTATGACAGATATTAGACGTTCCGCAACTCCCGGCCTTTCGTATATCGCAGGGATTCTCATACCACTCATCCGATTTAGAACTATATCTCACATCGTCAAACCATACCCAGTCATAATCCTTCAATCCGGCATCGATATTTTTTAGATGTTCTTTACCATAGAGATCATCAATATCAAGATAGATAATATATTCACCTTTCGCCTGTTCTATACCCGCATTGCGTGGACTGCCGGACCATAGTTTTAATCTTTGAATCAAATAAGTGCTAACTCTTAAATCTTTTATCTGTTTCATCACTTCAACAGTCTTTTCGCAACCATCAGCGATAACTATAACCTCAAAGTCCTGAAATGACTGATTGATAACTGAATTGACTGCACGGATAATCTTCTTATTCCTGTTTTTTGCAGCGTTGCGGTATTCGCCAAGATATGATGGTATGACGACTGAAAATCTCATCTTAATTCATTTTCATTATTCTAAACATAGTCCCGATTTTACAAGTAGTGACTGCTGTTGTTTCACTTCTAAAGAAGAAAGTTGCCGTACCCGGGTTTGCACCTGTTACAAGTATCCCGCCACCATAGACAAATTGACTCGCTGTACTTACCATGCCGGATGATACACCGGAAGATGTTGCAGCCATATCTCCAATACTTGCAGCTCCTGATACCGTACCTGTTATTGCTAACTGATGATTTACAAATGTTGCTACATAAGTAACGGCCGTCGACACATCAATCATGAATCCGCATCCTGTCGTTGCTACTGTTGGTGCAACAATAGCATAAATATCAATTACATATTGACTATTTGCTAAATAAGTAAACGATAATCCTAAAGTTACCGGAGTCACATTTGCCCCCGTTGGTTTGTCTTCTGTAAGTGCAAGTTTTGCAAGAAACGGATCAGCACCTCCGGAAATCACTAAATCACCACTACCTAAAAGAGAATTGCTGTTAATAGTTTTAATATTCGTTGCACTGATTAAAGTATCCTGTTTCGATCCTGCCAATCCACTATACAATGAATTTACAGAATTATCACCGGTATTTGATCCTGAAATAGTAGGTTTATTCATTATCTGAGCATCGCCGGATGAAGCATTCCAGTCAGCATTAACATTTACTTCAGCTCCTGTAGGTGCGTGTGCAACTTGTGAATGATCATAGGCAGTCTTTCCCTTATCTCCATAATAAGCATTTGTTGAAAGTTCACCAAGAGTTAAACCACTCCCCGCATGTGTATGTGAAGTTAGTTCACCTGTTAATTTCGCCTCAATCTCTGCTTTAGTAATATCGCTATTTTTTTGTGCATTACTCGGAGCATGTGAACTACCCGCATGAGTAACAGCCCCATCATAACTTGTCTTTAATCCTGTTGTTAAATCATTCGTTGATAATGACTTACCTGTTTGTTTAGGTTCTAATCCTGACAAATCCTGGTTATCTGATCCAGAAGTATGTTTTTTAGTTAATGAATCTGCAATATCTGTATCAGATTTGATTTGATTAATTGTTAATCCACCGGGCGGAACCTGAGCAGCAATCAGATCAATAGTCTCCTGATCAATAATAGCAATTTCACTTAACGGTCTTGGATCCTCGCTTGCGTAACTCATTATAATTGCCCTCCAAATGGATTTTGTTTTGCAAATGCTTCCGCATCTTTATCAGCTTGTTCTTGCGCTTCTCCTGATATTTTAGCAATATATTCCTGAGTTTTTGCCTTAGCAAGTTTATCAATTTTATCTTCAGCTAAATCATATAACCAGGGTTTTCTATTTTCCATTTCCAAGTCTTGAAAAATACTTTCAAAATTTTCCCATAATGTTCTTTTTTCAAGTGGTATATTATTTTGAGAAATGATAAATCTTATATCTGCATTCGCTACACCTCTAAATGGATTTATTTTATTTTTTATTCTTATTTCCTTTAATGTATCAGGACGATTAGAATAAAGAATTTCATTGATATCATCTTCAATAGCTGATATCGTTGAAGGTGACGCATTTGCATCTTTTGCTAATTTAAGATCAGTCATTAATTCGTTTTGTCCTTTCATTTTAAAATCCGGAGGAAATTGATGTTGCACTTCTAATCCTTCACCCATATCCGTGAATATTGCTATATCCTTAACAGTAAATTCCCAAACAGATGAATAATGTTGAGCAAAATCATACAATGTATCATTCATGTTATCTGTTTCAAGGGTCTTCTCTGTTGCCGTCACCGATACTTCCTCACGTGTAAAAAGATCAGCATTGAACATCATTGCATGGACAGACTTTTTAAGATACTCAATATATTTCTGCTGAAAGGTTAAGAGCTCAATAGGAGGAGACTTATAAACAAGCATCTTCTCAAGATCAATAAGTTCCGCATTCGTTGTCTCGCTTACTTTTGCCGGGAGTGTCAGTGTTATGATATCCATCGTCCCCCTGTGAAATGGCTGTTGTCCTGTACCGTGACATACATCACAGATTTTACCATCCAATAAATGACCTCCTTTACATGCAGGATTATTACATGGTGAAACGTATGCAAACCTCTGAGGGAATGCTACCATAGCAGTGGACAGGTCCAATTCTGAATCTATCTTCAGGGTTTTTTCAAGATAAGCCAATACGGGATGAAATACACTTATAAATGTCCTGCCTTTTGTCTCTGTATCCCTTTTATATCCAAATCTTATTGCGGGGACCTTCTCGTTTAATGGTTCAAAATAATTAAGCAAATAGAATTTCTTTTCAATCTCAATGACTTCCAATTTCTGACTAAATAAGTTTACTCGGTATTCATCTTCTGAAATCTGTACCAATTCAATTGTATCCATGCCTAAATACATCGTGAACTTGAATCCCGGTTGAGGCGTTCCTTTGTCTAAATATTTTATCGGTAACTTAATAATCAGATAATCAAGTATCTCATTATGATACTCAAACATTATTGCTTCTTCCGATGTGGCGACAAATGGATAAGGTTGTGCATGTTCTTTTAATGGATCGAATGGTGCAAATTCTGTAATAAGAAAAGCATTCGGATCCGTGTAATTATAATCCACAAAAGCATACTCAAGATATTTCTCAAGTGATTTATCACCCCAGTATTTCCCGATGGAATCCTCTAAATCCTGTTTTTTCTTTTCCGCATCACCCTCAAAATCTATCTTACGGACAATAGGTTGCTTACGTGTAGCTTTCTGAAACGGTAATTTTGTGGAGTTAAGAATAGCCGGACAGACAGACTTTGTTATATCCGTGCGTTGTTTAAACTCCTCATCAGATTCCCTTGTGATTATCTTTTGCAATAGTTTCTCAATGCCATTGCCTGTTACTAATTTAAAATATTTTGAAGCCAAATTATTCACTCTCTCATAATCCTGGTGTGTTTTGTTGTTCTTGACAACCTCTATTAACACCTCCAAACCCTTCTTTTTATCCATCTTATTTATTTTTGTTTCATACTGAATGATTGTTGACTATTTTCTTGCAATGTTCTATAAATTCGTCTGCTCCATGTGAATTTTTCATCCAATTACAATATTTACAACACGGAACGGTATTTGTTTTTGTATATCCTAAATCATTGTTAATTCGATCAATCCCTGCTGTTTTAATTTTATCGCCACAATAATAGCAGTCTTTTTGATAAAACAAATACATATCTTCTTTTATTAAATCAAATATTCTTTTATGTCTATGCGCCGATGATTTGTATGTTTTGTAAATTCTATCTATAATTGTTTTTAAATATTTATCTGGATTTTGTTTTATTTCGAGTCTTTTTTCTTTTTGTAATCTATTCCTTTTTATCTTTCTGCATTCATCAGAACAATATAAAGTACTTGTTTCACTACATTTTGTGTACTCCTTTCCGCATTCTGTACATATTTTCATTTAGATATTTTTATTTATCTCCAATACTCTGTAACTTTCTAATTAACTATTTAATTATTAAATGGTTGGAAAAACCGAAATATTATTAAAAATAACCACAAAACACAACCTGCCAAAATTAAATATAAAAACACTGTAAACCAACTCCAATAATAAAATACTTCTTTAATTTTTTTAATTATTTTATCCATCATAATATTTATTAAATAAATCAACAAATAAATAATCAGCAGAATCCGAACAATGCCCGTACTTCTGATATTTTTCCCCTGTATCCTTATCAGTTACAATATGTTTATCCTTTGTTCCATCTAATGCCTGTTTTAAGTACATAAAATCTGAAATAGTATATTTACAGGATTCATCTATCAACGGTCTTATAGGTAATTTATGCTCAAAACAAAGGTTCATGAAATCTCTCCGTTTTGGCACTGATGGATTATTTCCCATTGTCCTGTCTGATCCATTAACCAGGTATTTTCTTAATTTTGCTTCAACAATCTGATAATGATGCTTATAGTCTTTATTCATCACTGACCTGGCTTTGCCTGAAGCGTCACCATAATAATAAAGTCCTGATTTATGATTCGGGTACCTCATCATAAACTCCTCACACACTTCCTCGGTTGAATTACGAGGGTTGACTAAACATATCTCATCTATACATCCAATATGCCATAATTCATTTTCCCATTTTATCTGCCAAATAGTTGCAGTGTTATAAGGTACAGCGTTTTGATCGAATGAGATATGAATTGCAATTGAAGAGTCGTATTTAATTGATTGAACATGCTTTAATCGATTGAATGAACTGTAAAACTCTCCACCTGTTGTGGCAAAAGGATTTGCATAGATTAATGAACGTCCTCTTTCTTCTGTATTTTCAGTTAATACACCTTGAATGTAATTACTGCCTACATTATCAACGTTGTGATAAGTTGATGAAATTACAACGCATTTATTACCAAACTCTTTATGAAAATAAGTCTTATCAGAATAAATCTTTGCAGAGATTTCGTCAATATACTTATCTAATTCATACCATTCATTAATCCAATCGACTTTTGCAGGAGTTGTAGCAATAAATAAAGGATTATATTGCTGATCTTGTGTTCCTATATCTGATAATTCACCATTAATGATAAATATTCCTTTTTGTCTTATCCTGGCAATTATAATCTCTTTAACATCGCTTTCGTCCGTATCTTTTGTCTCATCCAAAACAGCCCAACCAAATTCCTTACCTTCATGTGCCTTTGCATTATCCATTGATCCAATAAAAACAACACATCCATTAACAAAAGAAATTATTCCATAGTAATCATCAAAATTATGCCATTCAGTATTAAAATGTGAAGGAGGTTTTTTACTTACAACATATTGACCATAAGGACAACTTATTTTATCATATTCCTTAATTCCCACCGACTTCCAATATTCTCTAATACGAAATAAAGTACTTTGAACTAATTGTAAATATGTATTTGCACCAATAAACCCTCTGACTTGAGGAAATTTATAAATAAGTTCATATGTTTTAACTCCAAGCAAATAGGTTTTACCTGATCCAACACCTCCCATAAATAAATTAATCGACTTAACACTCTCAAGTATTCTTGCTTGCGGCTCACTAACTATTTGGATTAATTCAGGCATACATATTCATTATTAATTTTCACTTTCCCTTTATTCCAGGGTTTAAGACCTGTTTTTAATCCTTTATTCCATGTTGGTTTTCCTTTTTTTAATTCACTCTGTAAATGTCTTGTTGCATCAGAACGTTTCTTCCCTCTGTTTGATTTTGCTATATTCTCATTCCATTCTTTTGTACGTTTTGGATGATTGCCCGTGAGCTGCCCTTCTCTACATCTTTGTTTATGATAATCAGACAATGGAATGCCGATTTTCTTTTGACGAATCTTTTCTTTTGTTTTTTCTGAATGTTTCCTCCCAAAACAACTATATGCTTTTATACAAGTATTGAAATACGGTTTACAGCAATCTATAAAATATTGTTCAGTGACAATCAAATCTTCTTTATCACATCCAATAAGGATAGAAAATATTAAGTCATTTCTTCCGTATTTATTATAATGTCTTTGAAGTTTGCTGGAATAATGCTTATTCCTTTTGAGTGATGTAAGATGTTCAAACCACCTTCTTTGAATATTCACGCCACTACCAATATAACATCTTTCTGGCTTAATAAACGACTGTATTTTATATATCCCACTAATCTTTTGCACTTTTTCTTGTCATTATTTTTATAGTTGGCAATGAAGGTACGTTTAAATCAATAATAGATTTTATCGGCGCATCGTAACCCAACATCCGATTAATAGCATCTAAACTCTTTTGCTTATCATAAAGCTTTATTTTCACATATTCAACCGTGTAATCAACCGGAATCTTTTTATCCCCTTCAAATTCCCATTCTATTTTATGCTGTTTTTTTGTGCTGATTTCTTCAATACATGCCTTTTGTTCATCTGTCAACGCTTCAAACTCTTTTAAATCAATCCATGTATTGTGCAAATGCGCAATTGACGAATAAGCTATTTTGATATGTTCATTTAATACTCTTAGCCTTCCAATTCCAGCTGTTTCGGCAAGATTATCCTGCATTGCCTTGATTCTGCTTTGAATATAAGGTTTTTTAAGGTTTTCATTCCCAATGACTCCAGCTGTTTTTTCAGAATAACCAGACCTTATTGCAGCCTGACTTGCATTGAAATCCATGCAATATTCATAACAGAATTTTTCCTGTTTATCAGTTAGTTCAACTTCTGTTATATCTTGTTCAACCATTTATTCAATCTTAACGTATTTAACAACCTCATTATTAGTATGATTGACAAATTCGCCTTTGAATATTCCATCTAAAACCCATTCATCAACAGAATAAGTTATCCCATTCCAGATAAGATATTCACCTTCTTCCTGCGGTGGTACTTCATCCATATAAATCCAGTCCATTACTTCTTCTTTTTATTTGCCATTATTGCCCTATGTGCAGCTTTTGCCTTTGCAACCGTTTTATAGGTATGCAGAACTTTCCCTTTCTTTTTACCATGACAATGATAAATTGTTTTATCTTTCCTCATTTCAAAATGAATAACCAAAATTTACAGTTCCTTCACCTTTGATAAAATCAAAACAAAAACCTGCATTGAACCATTTTATCTTTACCCCAGTCCCTAAATCAATAGATAAAGGGAAAAATACTCTCTCATCAACATAATCAGGTTTCTCTCCATAATGATGATAACTTATCCCGGCACTATACAGGATTGTAATATAATCATAATATTTACTTGAAACATATTTTATAATTCCGGCAACTAATTTAACATGATTGTTAATCCTTTTATCATCAAATCGATAATTGCCCCATGATGCAGAACAATACACTCCCAGATCAGTTATCTCATGATCATATCTTATGCCTATGCCAAGATCAGCAGGCGCATAAGTAATATATAATGTATTTCGCTGGCCGGAAATAGAAGAAACCAATGCAATCAAAAATAATAGAATCAATATTAATCTTTTCATCGACTATTCTTGTAGTTAATTATGCAAAATTAAACATTTTATAAATCAAATCAAACTTTATTCTCAATTATGAATAAACAAAGGTTTATTAATCTTTATTATTTTTAATCCTTTTGTTTGACACATCCTTAAACAATCTTCAGCATAACGGCCATCAGCAGAGAAATGATCATAATTGAATCCTGTTTCTTTTGCAATATCCGCCCTGACGATAAAAGCCCCCATATCAATACCTGACTCCCTCATTTCAGAATAATGAATATTATATCCCATGTGAGAATGAATAGTATCACAATAGACAATACCGGTTTTCTCATCCGTCACACTTAACATGAACTCAACGAATCGAGGGACATAATAGTTATCATCATTGGTCATCAGGATATAATCATTTGAATCTGTCTCAATAATCTGAAGCATCGTCCTGCGGTTTGGATGACCATAATTCTGATATCGTTCCGGTGATTGCCAGAAATGTATCCTGCTATCTTTCTGTTTCCCGGAAAGAAGTGGTGCAATTATATCACGTATCTTTTGAGGTGCCGGACCATCATAAACAATATGAAGTGTCCAATCAGGATTTGTTTGAACCAGAAGTGATAATATTAATATTTCCAGTGGTTCATATCTTTCAAAGGCGACTGCTATAACGTGAATCTTCATAATTAATTATGTACAAATAACGCTTTCTCAATCTTTACTGCTATCAAACCTTTCCTCTGACATC